TTGAGTTGTGACTGTGGGTGCAGAAATTGAAAGAACACAAACAAAATTTGTTCCACTATCTGCGTAATTAAAAGTATGTATAGTGTATGCACCTGATGTTGTGACAGTTCCTCCACTTGATGATGTAGATACTCCGTCAGATCCGTCTGTTTTATATGCAATTATCACAAGTCCTGATCCGCCGTTTCCACCTCCATATCCGCCATTTCCTCCTCCTCCTCCTCCTCCGAGTCCATTTGTTCCATTTCCCCCTGGACTTCCTCCTGAACTTGCTCCACTTCCTCCCCCCTCACTACCTCCTGAACCTCCTGTTAATCCGCTACCTCTACCTCCTCCGCCATAAACGTGTGAAGTTCCTGATATACTACTTGTTGTTGATGTTCCTTGTCCTGTCCCTCCAGTTCCGTTCGAATTTCCTCCATTTCCTCCATCTGTCCCTCCAGTTCCACCAGTTGTTCCGTTGGTTCCTCCTCCTCCACCACCTGATCCGCCGTTTCCACCATTTCCGTTGGTTTCATGTCCCCCGAGTCCTCCGTTTGAGGTTTGACTCAAAAATGAAGAAGAATCACCTGTCACTCCTGTGTAGTAATCACTTCCATATCCGCCGTTTCCAACTGTTACGGCATGATTTCCCGATGTTATTGATAGTGATGAATTTTCATATGTATATCCACCACCACCACCTCCTCCATGAAGTCCTCCTCCACCTCCTCCTCCTCCAATCATAAATAACCAAATTGATGCCATTTTATTTTAGATAAATTATTAAATTATTCTTCATTATAATACACCGACCCAAAAAAACAACCCTCAGAAATTTCAACAGGCACCCAATGTTTTGGCACTTGATAAAACGCCTTTGTAAAATTTTGGTCTATATCACGACAAACAGTGTCACGCACCTGCATAATACGAAGTTGTTGTATCTGTAAAAATATCTCCAACTGCTTTATTTAAAAATTCAGCAGAAACTATTTTTGTTATAGTTTTATTTTGTGCATCGTAATCTACCACTATTGTTTCTTTGTGATAGTTTTCTTTTTCTCCACTATCCCATACTTTAAAACCTCTCAAGTATGTAAACATTTCATCATCACTATTCTCATTATTTTGTCCGATGAGTGTTTGTTTTGAAGTATCAAATTGCTTATCTCTTGTAGTATCAAGTTCGTATGATATTTTTTCTTTTGACCCTCCTCTGAAAACTTTTAAATCAGTTGGAATATCAATATCAAATACGAATTTCATATCGTCTTTTGACTTGTACCCATCTCTAATCCTTACAACCTTTTTTAAAGTTGAACGAGTGAAGTATAAAATATAATCTATACCCTCTCCAAATGCATCATCGTATATAACACAATTTGCATCGGTTTCTTTTTCAAGTCCGATGTCTTTTGGCATTACAAGTCTACCTTTTATGTGTGATGCGTGAGCTTTATATTTTATTATTTGGTCTTTGCCACCAAATACATCTCTAAACTCTACCCATTCATCTGCAAATTCAGGTAAGAACGGATGAAACGAATGGTATTGAAATCCCCAACCTCTCTTTTTCTCATCCCAGTTTAATGTCCAATCTATCGATCTAAAATCTCCATTAGAATCTCCCACACCAAGTTTATTAAAATAGTGAATATGCCCGATATGTACATTCATTTTAAATGAACCATCCTCAAGCAAGAAGTGTTTTGATGTCAGGTTTCTTTTTATTCTAATTTCTTCCATTTCTTTTATATATTAAAGTGAGTGAAATCTATGTTGTCATCGTTGCTTATTATTATTCTATCATCTGGCAGAACATGTGTGTAGTGATGAACGTCTCCGATCTTGTATCCTATGACGTAAATTCTTTTTGTCTCCTGGATATTTTCCCAATCAGCATGGTGGAAATTTATATATTTGTGTATCAACTTCATTCCAGGTTGAAATGGCATATCTATTCTTTTCGTCATGTCTCCAAACTTATAAAGTGTAAACATCTTTACTTCATCCTGGTTGATTTCTCCTATCCTATGGAATATTCCATCATCTCCAAATTGGTGTAACTCTGTATCATTTTTATAAACGACTCCCCACACCCATCTCTCCGGTATTGCCTCAATTTCTTGTATTGAAAATCCGCTTGTTGATTCTTTGTTCTCTATTTGTTTTTTATATATATATTTCATGATTTTTTAAATTAAAAACCCCGGGCTCATGCGCGGGGTCTTTATTTTTGCGCATTGAGTTGCTTTTAAATCGGCATTGAATTGCCTTTTTAGTATTCAATTATGCTGTCTCGTCATACTGGTAATTCATCGTCGATGTTGAACCTGCGGTGTCTCCTGCATCTGTTTGAATTTGATGTACCAAATAATCTGACGAACCTGCGGCGGTCAATGATCCTGTCAATGATCCACCTATACCAAGGTTTGTTGCTGGAAGTGATGATGGCATTGTTTCTGTTGCTACAGATGAATCAGTTGCTACTGGTTGAGCATATGTTTCAGCTCCACCGTATGAAGTTGTTCTTGCATTTGTAACATGTACTGCTGATCCACCAAGTGCACCCGTTCTCCATATCTTAATTTCATTAATTTTTGATGATGTTCCAATATCAGTCACTTCGAGTTGTTGATACTTCTCATAAGTGTTATTGCCGGGCGTAACTGGATATGCTACTGGATCAAGGTTGACTGCATCAGTTGAACCCATGTTTGAGTTCGTGATGTTCTGAGTCAATGTTCCAGCGGCTGCTCCGTTCCTCTCGTTAATTTGAATTGTTGCGGCGCTCATAGTTGTAAAAAATTAAATTGCTTTTAAATTCGACTCGTAAGGGTCTGAATTGTGAGCCGGGGTTACCGGCCCACTATCAGGCCCCTACTGTTTAGGTTAGCTTTGTGTTGCTTGTGCCTCCAAAACTGTAAGTGCTGTTGGAAGTGCAATAACATATCCGACTCTTTCTACGATTCTCAATGCTACCATGTCTTGTTCTGCAAGATTGATAACTGTTGAACCATCGCCGTCTGTTACTGTTGCTTGGTCGAGCATTTTAACTCTCAACTGTTGCTTATCTCCAAATACCGCACCTTGTTTTAGGTTTCCAAACAATACGTACTGATCTCCTGTATCTACATCTGCAAGTGCTGGGAATGCATCAGAAGTGACTACTGGATAATTCCAAATTGTAGCTGGAAGTCCTTGGCCTGGGTTCTGATAGATGTATTGTCCATCAGTTCCTTTCAATTTTCTTATTACAGAAAGAATTGATCTGTGCATATAAAACTTTGCACCACTTAATGCACCTGTTGGGGTTGCATCAATCATGTCTAACAAATCATCAGCTGTAAGCTGTGATGCATCTCCTGATGCTTGTGTAACTTTGTTGACACTTCCGTTGTTCAAGATACCTGTCCATGGAGCACCTGTACCTGCGAAAAATTGTAAGTCTTCTTCTTTTGAAACTGCCTCTGCAAACAATTGACCAAGTAATGCAACGATATCAATAGCACTATCTTCAAGAATTTCTTCTGTCATAGGAACTATGGCAGCAAGTTTCTTTAATATTTGTGTAACGATACCGAATGCTGGCTCTGTACCTTGCTTTTTAGCACCCTCTTCTGTCCATTTTACTGTTACAGAAGTTCCCAATGTTGGGATAACTCTTGAATTACCAGGACCTGAAAATGGCAAGTACAACATTTCTTTTCTTGCAAGACCATATTGTAATTCTGCAATTCTCAATACTTCGTTTCTAAGTTCTGCTGGGATTGTAAGACCGGCTTTTGCATCATCCACTGATGAATCTGTAACAGCTTTAGTTTTTTCAGCGGCTTTCAATGCAGCGATATCTCCTGAAAGCATAGCTCTCATGAATGATCTTGTTTCTGCACCTTTTACCTTATTCTCTTCTGCTGTTTTTGTATCAATAGCTTTTGATCTTTCTGCTTTTACACCATCCATGAACTTGCTTACAAGTCCATCTGCAATTCCGTCAACTTTCGCTGCGATTGCATCTCCTGCTGTTTTTGACAAAAGGGTTTTCAAAGATTCGACGTCGATTTCTTTTTCAGAAAGGGCATCAGCAAACTTTGTTTTCTCTTCTGCAGACATTTCAGATTGCTTTGTTTTTAAAAAAGCAATTTCTTTAACGGTCAAATCTTCTGCATTCTTAGCTAATATATCTTTTAAGTTCATATATTTGTTTGTAAATTAAAATTATTAAATTGATTTCTTCACTCCAAGCAGGTCGCGAACGACACTGTTTATGAGTTTAACCGAGACTTTCTTTTGTCCGCCCGCTTGTACGGGGTGTTCGACCTCTTTACCAACTTTTTTATCGGTTTCCGTGTTAGCTTTGGGGTGTTCGACCTCTTTACCAACTTTTTTATCGGTTTCCGTGTTAGCTTTCAGGATCTCGGTCAATCTCCCTATCGCTACACGTATGGTTTCTAAATTTGATTTTGATAACGTCTCTATCGCCTCCGCATCGTTATCAACTGCTTTCTCTTCGAACATTCCAACGTCTATTCCTTTTGTCTTTGCAAGTGCCAATTCATTTGCCGGTATTGGTACTACTGAAACCTCAAGTAATTCATTCTCGGTTAAGTAAACAACATTATTCTCCTGGTCAATCTGATATTTGTTGTTCATAAACCCTGCTGAGAATGCACTCAAGAATCCGCCCTTTATTAAATTGAATGCTGTCTTTGCAAATTCGTATTCATCTACTGCAAATTGCATTTTACCTGATAATTGATTTATTCCATCTACGGAAATATCAACCATCTTTGCAATTGGAAATGTATCATGTTGATGAGCCCATAATACTACTGGATTTTTTAAATAGTTTGTAAGTATCCATCCGTTTTGAACGACTACCTCTCCGTGTCTATCCTCGTTCTGCGCAGAAAATACTCCCTCCACTATATAATTCTTTTCGTCAACTGATTTGACTTTAAAAGAAAAGCTTTGTTTTTTATTAAGTGATGTAAGTAATTTTTTCATGTGATTAGTTTATCATTAAAATTATTTGTCAACAAGATTTCAACTGTTTATTCCAAGAATGCTGGCCCGAGTACGCATCTGCAGTTTGGTTCAGATGGATATTGTAGTCCGTTTGAAAATTTCTCATTCAACCCTACTATTTCTCCTCCTACTCCGATTCCATCTTGATGCTCATCCCTGACTCTTCCATCCCCGGCATTGATCCATTCTTTTCCTGTTGCTACTTCTGATTGTTTAAATCCCTCTAATAACCCCTCGTTGTTTGAAGCCGTCGCCTCAGTTCTTGCAACAAGTTCGCTCCTATACGTTGGGAATGTATCGTACATTTCGCTGACTCTCTTTGTGAGATCTGCGATTCCCTCCGCATTTGAGATACCCTCTGAAAGAGTAGCACTCAATTTTTCGAGTGTCGTACTATTTACCGACTCTGCAAAAAGCTCAGCCCTCTTTTCTATTAACTTTTGTATTCTCGCTGTGTCATTAAAATTTTCTGCAGGTGCAATCATTGAAAGTGCATCTTTTGCTGATGATTTAATAAACTCATCGATGAATGGTGTTATAAACTTTATCGCAACTTTTCCCTCACTTGATTTATCAAATATTTCTGTGACTGTTACTGTAACCTCTTTTGTTTTAATTCCTCCAACATCTTTTTGTTTTTCTAACTTTGCAAGTACTCTTTCTGATTGCTCTTTGAAAAATTTATCTGTTGATTCTTTCAACTTCTCTGACTTCACATCTACTTTTTTATTGATGTAATTTGCATACGCATATTTTGATTCCTGCGTAATAAACATGGCAGTTCCTTTGTTTGTTTTACTTGCTTTATGTTTTTTCTTTGATGTAAATTTTTCTTTTACCATCTTTTCTATCTCTTCAAACATTTCAAGTTTCTTTAAGAATAAACCTCTACCTCTAAAATTATATAGCTTTGGCATTTCTTCTGACTTTGCTTTACTGATTAGTTTCTCATTTTTCTTACTGTCTGAAATTATCTCATCGATTGAAATTGATTTGTTTCCATTTTGTGAAAGTCCTCCAACTGGTGCGTTCATAATTGACATATAAAAACTCCATCCACCAGTTACCGGTGCAAGTCCCTCTCTCTGTCTGACTTCGTTTATCAATAAATAATTATTTGTAAGTCCGCTCTCGTATTCTTTCAATTCGAGTTCTCTGTTCTCCGGTGTTGGATCTTCGTATGACAATACAAATTGCTCTCCAAAATCTTGATAGGTCATCTCTTCGTTTATCTTGTCTACGATCCTCTTGATCTCCGGCGCAATAGTCTCAGATAGGAAAATATACATCGCTGTCTCTGAATTTGCTCTATTTACATCGTCCACGATGGCCAACAGTGGCTTTGGAACTTGAAAGGCGACAAGTATATCGTCTCTTGTAAATCTTAATGATTCTATGTAGTCCATCTCTTTTTGCGACAGTGAAATCAATTGATATTCAAGTCCTCCATCAAGTATCGCAACTTTTGAACTATTCTTTACTCCTTGATGTCTCTTTCCGAATCCATCTCTAATATCTTTTTTCTGTTCTGCTGTCATTTCACTTCCTGGATTCTTTATAACAGCATCAGGTCTCGCACTATTCAAGAAAAAGTTTCTTTGAAAGTCAGTAGCATAATCTTCCGTCTGCACTCTTCTTGATGCAGGATGTAGTGGTCCCATTCCCAAGTACTGAGAAAGTGGATCAGGATATTTAAAATGTATTATATCTTCCGGTGCAAAACTTACAGTACTTCCATCATTCTTTGCAAATCTGTATTCTTTTATAAATGCTGTTGCATCTGAAACTATTGAAATATAATCAGGTCTCAAGTTCCATAACTCTACAACCTTGCCTCCTTTGTTTCTAACTTTAAACCAAAATGCATCTCCAGTACATTTTAAATTTATAATTGTAGTCTCCATGAACTCTGCCTTTGTTTGGAATGGGTTTGGTTTATAAAGTAAATCTAAAAGTGGATGTATCTTTATTTCTGTCATCTCTCCTTTTGAATTTGTAACCTTAAACATTTCAAAATCTATACTTGCCGTCTTTGTAGCAATCTTATTTATACACGCAAAAACATACAATGATTTTCTGTATGTTTCGAGCATTCCTGTCTTTGATAATTCAGGCGATACGAGTTTCGATAAAATCTCCAGTCCTCCCGGTGTTGTTACTGATCCAAAATCTTTTTTCTTTGTAAAAACATTTTGTAAGCTGTGTAGTATTCCCATGTTGAATTTATTATAGCACTCTAATAAATTGTCAACAAGTTATTTAGTGCTGTGGATAACTTGCATTGACTATTTTCTTCCATCATACATCATTATTGAGTTGCCGAACAGCATCCCCATTATTTTTCAGGGTTATGAAAAAATACAATTGTCAAAGTTAAAAGAAAAGCACACCCTTGAGCAAGGTGTGTTTTTCTACGCCCAACTTACGCCTGGCACCGGCATCTTTTTCATCTGCCAAGCTATTGATCTCGATAATACTCTGTCATCATGTTTCCCTTTCGGCGCCTCTGCCTTGTTATTGTCATTATAAATCATGTTGATGAGCTCGTCCTGGGCCTCCGGGTATGATTCAATCAGATCTCCCTTTCGATATACCTCTTCCAAGTTTGATATCATGATGTTTCTATTCTCCCCGGTGTTCCATTCCTTGTGTTTTACATGTAACTCTTTTGCCTTTTGAATGTGTGCTACTCCGAGTCCGTTCTTTTCGATACCAAGTAAAATATTAAACTCTTTGCATATCTTTGAAACCTTTGACCAGAATACATCTATCGGATCCGTGCATGTTATCTCAAATATTACTGATGATTTTCCTGTCTCCATGTCTGAGTCGATAACTGAAAAACAATGATTGTCTCCTCCCTCGTTTCCCTCAGCACAGTCTACCGCTCCATATAATCTTTTCTTTTTAAAAGCTAATTTCTTTTCATCGTTCCATTTGTTTCGTGTACACCATGCATCAAAATCATCCAGTCTTATTTTTCTGCTTGTATCAAGTATCACTCCCGAGAATACTGTCCTACCAGTCTTTAAGAAACAACTGACATCATCCTCCGGGTATTCCTGATAGAAGTTTTGACCTTTATCCCATATTTTATATCTTCTCCATTTCAACATCCCAATTGTAATATCTATATCCCATTCTTCCTTTGCTCTTTTTAAAAGTCTTTTCTCTTCTTCCGTGATTGTCTTTTTAAAATCTTCATCGGACATCTTTATCATTTCCTGAACACTTACAGAAAGTCCGGCACGTTCTTTTTCATTAAAATGCGTAACATCAAATTCCTCATTCATAAACCAAGGTATAAAAATTGGGGTATATGATGACAATCCTGCTTTTGCTTTCTGCCATCTATCATAAAATTCTCCACGTCCATTCGGTGTAGTTTCAACATCTATCTGTCCGAACTCTGTTGCCTCTTCGATACCATTCAAAATTCTTTCAAGTTCTGCATAAAATGCCGCCTCTGATAAATGAGCCCGGTCAATTGTATCTCCACGGCCGAATGCTTTGGATCCTGCAGTTCCTACAAAGTATGAGCTATTGGTTCTTGGAAATCCTATCTCAGTCTTTGAGTTTATTGATATTGTTGGCTTTGGGTCCATGTTCTCTGCAAATGCTCTTACACTTGCAAACAATCTTTTTGTTGCCTCCTTTTCATGTGAAATAATTACCGCATTTGTCGGCTTTCTTAAACAATCAACTGTCTGATCTGCATCGATTATTTTACTTAGTCCCCCCTGACGAAACTTTAATATCAGATTTCTTCTCGTTCTTTTCATCCAATAATATAGTTGCACTCGATTCAGGACGAACGGTACCATTTCCCCCCTCTTGTTTCGTATCTTGATGTGTTTCTCTATAATCGTCCTCGAGTTTAACTCCTGTCTCTTCGATTGTGTTGTTGTCATATACTTCGTTTGTATCTTTCCACTCTCCCTCGATAATCATATCCTCAATAGATTTATCTCCGGCTTTTGGTGCCACGACCTTTACCTTTGGCATATAAAGTGGGTGTCTCCTATCTAAAAAATATCTTATTGCTCCCACGTCTCCTTTTAAAACTGCTTGATTCAATTGCTGTTCTACATCATTCAACTTGTCTGCAAAACTTGCCCGTATTTTTTTATTGAATATTGGGTCTTTTGATAACCATTCATAATATGTTGACCTTGCTATATCCACCTTGTCACAAGTCGCTCCTATTGAACCAAGTGTACTTCTATAATATTTCAAAAATAATTCTTTTTTTACTTTAGTCCTTTCAAAGTCTTTCTGTTCAGGTGTCATAGGTTCCTGGCCGTCTAATAGTCCCTTTTTGTCCAATTCTGTCCGATTCTCGATGTTGTTTTTAACCCCAGTATCTGCTGGGGCTATGTTGTATGCCATTCCTTTTTCTATTCTTTTATTCATGTCGCGGATGTCGGAATCGAACCGACTTTATAGGGTTATGGTCCCTCTGAAATACCTTACCTCCCCTCCGCAATTTTGTTACTTAATCTATGTTAAATCTTTTTCAAACTCTCTCTTATTTACAATATCCTGTTTCAATGATTTATGTCCTCCCTTGCTCCATGTTACCGGCAATTCTTTCCTGAATATTTTTCTTCTTCTATTTTTTGATTTCCTTGCCATTTGGCCATCTCCGTAACGATCGGAGTCTTTCGCGTGAATACCTGAGAATCAACAGAGTCCCCTTGCACAGTTTCCCCTCCTCCCTGTATATTCCTGATTGCAAGTCAGTTGCGAACGCATTACCTTATGCTATCGGCCATGTATGGACTGTTTGTTTCCGGACCAGTCCACTTTTTCAATTTTCCGGCTTTTGGCCCACTTGGGAATCGAACCCATTATCTCCCGTTTACAGTCCCAAGGTCGTTGGGCGGGTGCTCTCGAATCAGTTGGGCTCTTATCTTACTTAGGTGGACGGGGCGTTTAAACTCCGTGATCACTACCACTAAATCGTTACCTTTAAGCTACTGGGCCATAAAGTTAGTATATATCTTTTTCGAGATGTATACGAACTATGCTACTTTGTTTACATCTTCTTTCCGGCAATTTTTACAAAGACCTTTCTTTGTTTTCCTTTCCCTTTTACATTTTATACACCTCATTATTTTGATATTTTTACTCCCTCTTTTTTTAATTTATATATAAACCTTTTTATTATTGCCTCCTCTACATTTTTTGTAAGTCTTGCAATGGTTATCATTCCAAGTGGTGATTCAATTACCAACTTACTTTTTATACCATTAACTTTAATTATATATCTCCATCCCTTGAATCCCTTGAGTTTCTTATCTTTTAATGCTACATCTTTTTCTACTTTGATTATTTTATATATCATTTGTTTGTATATTGATTCTTACCCATTGGGTTTGAAAATCTCCTTGATATCTCGACTATCGGCAGACATTCAAGATTTGATATCACATTGTTACTAAAATCTCCATCCTTATGATGCACTCCGTATTTTTCCGGTATAACTCCTCCATTCTTTCTCCAAACATATGAGTGTAAAAATATATTCTTTTCCCTTGATGTTGCTCTCCAATATCCTTTCTTGTGAGACGGCGTAAATTTTATACCATCTACAATGATCTCCGGGTATATTTTCTTTTTCCTCAATTCATATCCCCTTGTCTTAAACACATCGTATACTGCCTGTCTTGTTCTTCTGTATTCTATTGCAATTTTTGCAAGTGATTTTCCTGTCTGAT